GGTATATTTGTAGTATCAACACTGATTACTGTTGTATTATCTCTATCTGCTCTTTCATTTGCAGATCTTATTGCTTCTAATCTATTAGCTCGATCAAGTCTAAGTGTTGTACCATTTCTTAATTTTACTTCATAAATAGGCATTATTTACCCCATTGCTCCCGGTCTTGGTTGTCCCGGAGCTCTTGTATTATTTGGTGGTGTAGTTCCACGCATTAGGTCTAACCCTATATCCGTTCCCGGAACAGCACCATTATTTAAGTTTAAAACAGAAGGTTGTGGATTTCCACCCCCTTGTGGTGGAGCTCCTTGTGGAGCCATTCCCTGCTGTTCAGGCGACATATTTGCTTGTTGTAATGTTAAACTACCCTGCAACATTTGTATTTGAAATTGCAATTTGGCTAATTCATCACTACGTTTTTCATTTAACATTATTCGTTTTATTTGTTCAAGATAAAATTGTGCTTCTACTTCTTGTCCTGTATCGGTTAATCCTTCCCACATTGCAAAGGCTGTAGCTTTTGGTTCGGCAAATTGTGCTTGTTGAGCAAGGATTTCTTTTTTAAATGAGTCTGGATCTTCAACATCAAGTATTTTATCCCAAATATAACTGTCTGGAGCCATTGGCATATCTCCTTCACGAAGCATTTGTGCTGTTGAAAACCTTGCAGGATCTTCAAGACCAAGTGAATTTTTAAATGTAACACTTAAATTACCAGCTTTTTTAATATCTTCTGGTAAAACTTCTTCATCATAGAACTCTTTTAGCTCTTCCATTTGTCCTGTAAACTGAATTGTTCCATATTTACCGCTTTGATATTGCCATCTAAGCAGTTGTCCTATCTGATAAAAGGCATCACCAAGTGCTTCAAGCCTATGAATTATCTGATGACTTGCACCTGACCTTAAAATATTTGCAGCATGTCCTGATAATTGGAACTTAATGTCACCAAATACAACATCAGGAAGTGTTCCCTGTTGGAAATCAGAGTTTACAAGTCCCACAAAAGCTGCTGCATCAGCAACTAACTTCATTTCTGGAGCCAATTCAATGTTTTCGCCTTCTTTAAGTTGAATATTTGTGCCTTCTTTGTAAGGATCATCCATTAATCTTAATCTTCCATCCCTGCTTCTTAAAATTAAAGGATGTTTTACTGCTCTTCTTACAAGTGTCATCCAATCTGACATTGATTTATTGTGAATATCAATTAAATTCCTGACCTGACCAAGTACACTTTCACCAACAAACTCCATACTTGAATTTTTATCATCTTTACCCTGCACCATTGGAGATGGACCAACGTATCCTAAAAATCCGGGACATTGTGGGTTTCCAAATCCATCTGTAATTTTATGTTCAACAGGTTTTACTAAATATTTATCATGTGCAACTACACATCTTATTTGTTTATCGATATATTCAATTACTTCAATATCTTCTTCTTCCACTCCAGCGTTTTGTTCTGAAAAATCAACACCATACATGTTGTAAATTGAAGATGCAGAACGATATCGTGAATGAGCCATCCAATTTATACCCATATCTCCGATATCCCAAGTAGTATGCATTGGATCCCACACATCAATTTCACATTGAACCTGTTCATTTGACTTATTAAATATAGCTTTTCCAGCAAACCAACCTCTTACACCAATATAAAATGAAATTTGATTCTGTAAATGTGGATTAGTCAGGCTTGTTAATCTATCATTAGCCATTCTTACACATCCACGCAGGAATTTTTCAAAAGCAACACCTGATTTTCTTGAATCAGCATCCTTTGCATTAAAGGTAGTTCTTACAACCATCACTGCTTCTATTAAATAACTGATGATTTTATCAGTCATGGTTCTGGGTTTGTTCGTTGTATAACTTTGATAACCCTCTCCAGCATCATATTTATCTAAACTGTAATAACTATAATCAGATTCCCAACGATTTCTTAAATCTTCAAAAGAACTTTGTTCACGTTTAGTGTCAACATATTTAGATATTTGTTCTGGAGTAATTTTTTTCTTTGGCATTTTACACCCAATAGCTTACTTCTGCTTCTCTTTCAATTTCTAGCGGTCCTCTTGCATAACCAAATTCTGCAATAAGCCCATAAGTAATTGCCTTTACAGCGTGATTATACCTATCTCTTGGCGTTTGTCCAAGTACATTACCTTCTTTATCCATTGCCCAACTATAAACCTGTGCCCTTCCAGTAAATGGATTCGGACCACCACCTAATTCACTTATTAAACCTTTACAATTTGGTGAAATAACCATATTAGGCTCACTAGATATAGGATCTACTTTTAAAAATGTATTAAATCTTTCAATCCCATCTGTAATCCTAACTCCTATAGGCTCTAAATACAATCCTGTCAATTCTAACCATACTTCTGTCTGTGATGGCATAGCCTGATGCTGAGTTCCCGCAACATCAATCGCTCCACGCTTGTCCGCAAATCCCCACCAACTTCTCATCTGTGCCATTCCTATAATTTCAGGACCAATTTTCTCCTGCTCATAAATTTCATCAAAAATTCTTATCTGTCCCTGAATAACTTGTGCAAACATAACAGCGTATGCACTCTCTGTAGCCCTCGAATATCCCGGATCAATCCAAACATATACAGTTTCACCTTCAACATAATCAACATCCTGCACATGAGCCTGATTTCTAAACATATCATGAACCCTGCCCTTTGGCGGAGCAGGAATACCAGCAATTCTCTCCTTGTACCACTCATCAGAATGATCCCTTAACATCTTTTCTATCTCAGGATCATTTTCACCCTCTGGAAATAATACCTTATTACTCCAAGTAGGTAAGCTAAAACTCTTTGAATCCTCTTTCTTCTGAACAGCCTGCGATTGCCACGCAGTAAACCTCTCTGGATACCACCCTAAACTACTCTCAAACGTACCCTCTAAAAATAACCAACCACGACTCTCCACTAACCTCTCCTGTAACCTCCAAAAACTCTCCAAATCAATCTGAGATGCTTCACATGCAACAATCCCCTTCGGAGATTCCATCGCCAAAGTCTTATAATCACTCGCAGACTTAGTCTTTATCTGTATCGGCGGATCTAAACCCAATAAAGTTATAGATCCCGGATTAATAGGCTTCGTAACATCACCCAATAAACTCAATTTCGCCAAATCCTGCGATATATAACTAAACTCAGCCCTAGTCCGCTCATAATCAGCCGCCACTAACCAATATATATCACCCGCCTCAGCTTCATCATTATAAAAACTCTCTAAAATTTTACTCACTAAATATACAGCCGCTAACCTACTCTTACCTGCACGCACACCCCCTGCAACTAACTTATAACGACTAGGATCATCTATTATATCTAACTGCTCATCCGATGGAATAAACCCCATCTTCTCAAAAAATATATCCCTAGACTCAATATTCATAAATAACATTCTACAACGGTATATGTAAATCTGTGAAGTAGTCCCCCCAAACAACCACAACCCCACTAATCAAGCTATACCCGCATTCGTCAGTCTAACACTAGATTGACAATTGTCGCTATCGCTACCAATTGCCAACCCCCAAAAATTGGGCAATTTGTGCGATTTCTCAGCTGAGAGAATATTAAGGATTTTAAAGTTGAATATTTAAGGTTTTATTTGATAGAACCAGTAGCAATTTAACATAACTGAATCATGCATTTAATTACGAATTCATAGCATTTTTAGAGCTCTATTTTTTACGAAATACCGCCAATAATTGATTTAGCTAAAGGCTTATTTTAACGGATTTAGAAATCGTTATTCTGAGTCTTTATCTTCTACTGGACTACTAGATTGTAAACTTAAATTATCTTGATTATTACTTGAACCAATAGCCCGAAGAGTAGCAATTAAAGATAATGCATTCTCACTAGTAGAGATATACGAAGTTTTAGGGAAATCTAGCGGTTTAAATGTCTGTAAGAGATACAATACCGCATTAGAACGCCTTGCACTTGCTAAACCACCATATTGTATAGATTCAAGAGTATTAATTGCCCATCGTGCATGACTAACCGAGATAACGTTATATATTCTGATACAACGCTTCTGATCTCTGGAGTTATAAGAGCCTATCTCTAGTAAATCCCTTGCGGTAGATAATAGATCTTGAAGGGAAGTTCTGGGAATACCTAGAGATTCACCAGATAAATAGACAGATCCAGTTCTAATAATTAGTTTTGATAATTTTCTTAATTTTCTATAGTTAAAGCTATTAATTAACTTAATTCCTATCATAATAGGTATAAATAT